TTCAATCACCCGGTTAAGTTTATTGCTTCCACCGCAAGCGCGTTTGCTGCAGACCAAAAGGTTCTTCTTCAGCTTAACGGTACGGATGTAGGTGAAAAGAAGCAAGCGATTCCACATTACACTGCGGTTTCGGCCTATCATCATCAGACTCAGTCTGGAACGGATGCAGCCAATAGTACTACTGGATACTACAATGTAAAACTGATGATCCCCTTCTGTCTGGATGCCTCCAAGCTCCAGCCCACCGGAACGTGCAACTTTTCGCGCATGGATTCGATCAAACTCATCAACGATTCAAGTATCAATGGTCCTATCTATGCGGTCAATTACAACATTCTCAGGGTCCAGAACGGGATGGGGGCTCTGCTTTACGCGAACTAAGTTTTCTAGCAGTATTGACGGCCTTTTCGGCCTGATCCTTGGGCATAAACATGAGCCAGGCGACGGTCATCCTCTCCTGGGTAAGAGTTCCGTCCTTCTTCATAGCGGCACATGCATCTTGAAATTGCTTTACGTAGTCCATAATGGAATTTCAAGGAGTTTATTATTTAATTAGTCTTGGGGACCTTGAGCAGCGGGACATCCGCCGAGAAGCACCGAGTGATGCTATTGGAGGGCACCGGACCCACGCGCTGAAGGTCGGTGATGGGCTTGAGCAGATCAGGACCCATCTTGGTGATCAGCTGGCGGTACTGGTAGTTAAGAGGATACGCAATACCATTATCAGCCATGATCTTATCGTTGATCAGCTGGTTAGAGGTGTAAATAGTGAAGGCGCGACCATCGGCCATACCAAGACGCTGAGACATCTTTTACTTATTCAGTAGATAAAAATCTCTGATCCTCTGGTGGAATGATTCTTTCTGATGTACCATTCTGTCATTCTTTTCCTTGAAGTTTATGAAGTCCCCCTCGACTAGTGGATCATAAAGAATTCTGATCAAGAACTTGTATGCCATGGCGATATCCTTGAAATTCTTGGCGCCCGACATTACGATGCTACCGGTTTTAAAAACACTGACCGTCATGTTGAACATCTTGGCTTTCACCGCCGAGTAAGTCTCTGGACTGTAAGATGGCTTTTTCACAAACTTTTTGTGTTTCTTGTAAAGATCCAACAAAGCCATCTGATCGATGCCGTGAGGGAGACGGAACGTTGCATTGATCATCTGTATTTCCATGGGTGACACGGGATTGTTTTTGGTCTCGGGAAAGACCTCATCTACTATTTTTTGGATCTCCTGGATGATTTCCAGTCCTTCCATTGGTGTAGATGATCCTGTCACGTGAATCTTCCCGTTCGGAAACAACTTGACAGAGCGCTTTTTGGTTTCGCCGACATCCTTTGACAGTGTCAGTGAGTTGTTGAAATGGGTTGTTCCCATGTTCCAACCACCGGTCCCGTCGACAAACTTCTCCTTGAAAGTCGCGAGAGGGGTCGTGATGCCATCCCTGCCTCCCATGACCGTCATCGTAGACACTCTAGGCAACGTGGGCTTAGGTTCCTGGATTTCATCACGCGCTTTGATGACGTTTCCAAGAAAGGTTCGAAAGTTTTTGGCTTCCATATTTAAAAGTAAGACTCCTCACTTCTTTAATATGAGATGTGGTCACTGTAAAAGAAAGAAGATTATCTGCGTTCCATGTGCTTACTGCGATCACGCGTCTCTGTGTACCTCTTGTATTCAAGTGGAGTTTCACGAGTGCCCAGGTATCCTGAATAAAATTCAGTTCGAGAGGGATACAATAGAAAAACGAAACCCTAAAATAGAGAGCGTCAAAATTACAAAAATTTGACGAGCGTCATAATACTGAGGGCTATGAGTATAGCTGAAGCAGCGTTACCCGCGAAGTTTGCAGCGTCCATACTACCGACCATGCCCTCCTTTTTTACGGTGATGGGTTCGTTGGGTTTGGGTGTGTCGTTCCAAGGAGGCAGTGAATATGTTCGCTCTGGTACTGGTTTCCTGTTCAGTGGATAATTCTGAGATCCCGGTGTGCAGTAGTACGGGGTTCTCCACCCCGCGGCGATGGTCTTCTCGCACCCCTGACTCGTTTCTGTCATGTGGGTTTCAAGTGGTCCTCCGAGCGCATCCCCTACGGGGCGAACGGCGTTAACAAGCGCCACCTGGGGTTCATCTGAGGGTTTATATACCGCCTTGTAAGCACCACCCAGAGGGACACCCGGCGTAAAATTCATCGGGTCGGCGTACGGATTTATCTTATTGATGGAAATTCCATCATTCAGTCTCATGTAGGACGACATCCTTGCTAGTTATACTGTTGAAATAAATTCCCACTTGAGAATTTCACACATGTCCTTCCATATGACATCCTGTTGAGTGAGTTTTTCCTTGGACTTCAAAAGTGGAAAGTAGGGAAGGTACTGGTCTTCTCCCAAAAGTTCGCAGAATTTGTAAAGAACGTATGGATAACTCAGAAAGTTCTTGCGATCCTTGGGACACACCTGGTCAAAGGGTTCCTGTATTTCATTGAACATGAGTCTGAGACGCTCTTCGAGAGCGATCGGCATTTCTGGCGGTCTCACGCCGGTAAGAATATTGGCAATATAAGGGATGTGTTCATAGTATTTATTTTGGCGCATTTTTTTCAAGAGGCCTCGTACCTTGGCGTGAGTTATTTTAGATACTTGTTCAATACGCTGTTTCTTGAGTTCATAACGCAATTGTTCTATCAATTCATCTGGAATATTAGCCGTTTCTTTACCTTGAAATTGCTGAACCCATTCATTGAAATGATTCTGTCTTTTATATGAATATTGAGTATTCTTTGAAATGTCCTGTTCGTCTTGGTAGGATAATCTGGTGGCTATATAACTCTCGCATGAACCACAATCCTGACATACGATTTCTCCTTCGGTCTCATTTTCGTGCACATTTGTAGAATTACAATTTTTACAATTATCGTTTTTGTTTATTGTATCTGTAGTATTAAAGTCTGTATCAATTGCTTGTGTAATATCTTGTTCTACTACGCGCATATATTCTAAAAATATATCACGACGACAATTCTCTTCGTGATATCTTTTTATATAAGGGGATGCCATAGTTATGTATTCATGTAAAGCATTTTGATCATTCTCATATTCTTTGATTTTTGTGTTATATCGTTCGAGTAAACTCATTTAAAGAAAAGTATCGTTATAACTTTAAATGTATAATTTTCTCGTCAAGCTTGTCGGGTGGTGGTATAACGAGGATCCCTATAAGGTAACTATGCCTTTGAAAATGATCTATGATATTAATACAAAAAAAGATTGTCTTTTTCCTTCGCCAGAGTGGAAGCGAATTATGGAGGGCTGGCCTTTGATGAACTCAGGAGAGACCTATATCACGTGTTACTATCCAGACTTCAGGGATGCCATTTACGTGTTGCGTAGAAAGAAGCCAGAGTGTGTTGAGAACATTCGTTATGAGCAGGAATATACCTACCGCGGTGCACCTTATTCTATGGTGACCAGAGACCCTATGCGCAGGATACGTGATATTGAAGAATCGGAAGGAATGAAAGGGCCGATCATGATTAACAAGGTCGAGGCAGTCATGGAAAATGGCGAAGTGAAGATGTGGGATACAGCTCGATTTCTGCGCTACGCCGGACCGAGGTCGGACTTTCACAACGTCAAAGACATCCGTATGGAGGATCTATTTGATGCCAATGAAGAGGTACCAGATGAGTGGCACGTCTATATGTTTGGTAAAAAGATTGTTATTAAGAAGAATGAAGAACTTACTCCTCGCACTTTGGTGCCAAGTAGAATCTAAGTTCACCTAGTGAAGTAACCTTATACTCCAGGACGAGAGGCATCTCCTCTCCGTGGTGGTGAAGTTTCATATTGGAACACATTGATGTTGCCTTTGTGAAAAGATTTAGATATTTAAGTGAAAATACATCTTTCATAGAATCGAATTTGGTGGTATCAGAGTCGATGTCATATTCAGTGTACTGTTCTGCAAAGTCACCAGTGCATCGGAACCCAATCTTTTTGAATGATCTCTCTATTACAAGTTCAGAACCAATATGCGAAATATCTCTACACAACCGCTGAAAATCTACGGTCTGAAAAGTTGTAATACTCATTACCACGAGTTTTGGTGCTTCAAACATCTCGTCGTTTATGTCCAAGAGTCGAAGGTTGAAATGACTTTTGCTCTTTTTTGTACTATTTTCAATAGAAATATTTAGTACATGATTTTCTTCAATCTTCATTACCAGTACATCATTTACTGTGACAGACTTCAAAACACGAAAAACATTTGTGGTATTAATACCAACAATAATTTCATTTTCACATGAATATTCTTCAAATTGATTACCATCCAGAAATAGTTCTACCATAGCAGTGCGAGCATTGTCTAGGGTCAACATGTGAATCCCCTTTTTGCTAAAAGATACATTAACATCGTTGAGGATGTCTTTGAGAACCTCAAAGATGTTTTTAAATGCAGTTGCTTGAATAGTTTTCAAGAACATTTACTAGAATCATTGCGCGTTTTCTTTAATTCGCGCACATAAAGATCTTCAAGAAATTGTTTGAATCCAGAGTCCCCACGTTCCTTGATGAATTCTTTCCACGAACTGTATCCTTGTTTATACGAATATGTATTTCCAAGTGACTTTGGAACTTCTTCTGGGTTTGTGATCATTTAGTTAGTTGTGGTTTTCTTGTTTATCTTGGCTTCCAACTCGGGTGTCATAAGAGGCGCCAGCGGAGCGCCATAGGATTCAAGATCAAATAGACCTGGTGCCGAAGTGGGATTTCCATCAAATGATGCGAATGCCGAATGATCAAAGGATTCCACTTCACTTGGCATCATGGAAAGAACCCACTGCTTGACTTCTGGACCCATCAAAGGTCTCCCGTCCTTGGTGATCAATGCTGGAACATGGGTAAGCACCTTGCGATAATCTTCTGGAACAGATTCTTCGTGAATGTTTTGGTACTTGATCTGATCCTTGATAGGACATTGATCCAATAGATTGAATATCTCAAGACAGTGTTGACAGCGTGGACTGTACAACATGATGGCAAACATGCTTTCTTACAAGCGTTGGTGAATTTATCAGGGGATATAATTTCGCACCAGTATATAAGATGCGTATGCAGACTATATTTTTCATCGTGCTGGTTGTCGCGATTGTGGGATACCTTGTCATGAACCGCGAGGGACTCAGGTGGGATCGCGGGTTCGCTGGATTCCGTCCCGCCGTCACCGGTGTGATAACAGAAGGTAATCTCGAGATTACCGGAAACCCAGTAGAGGATGTATCGATCAAAGCATTTATGATTAAGAAGATTTTGGACGCCACCGTCAATGAAATATTCAATACACAAGGGCTGAAAATGTTCCCAATTGAAACTATCTTCATTCAAGTGTTTGATTCACCGGACAAGATTAGCGAACTCAAACAGAAACGCCCAGACGTTTATGATTCATATGTCGAGTTCCTTCAGGCTCGTGACAAGAACGCCTTACTCACCAGGGACGGAGACGGCACTGATCAAGAACAATTAGCTCGAACCGCACTGATCAACTACCTTGATCAACTCAAGCGAGATCAGAACTATTCCACGGTTCCTGATAATGTTCCAGCGACGTACCGATGCCGTTTCCTGCTTCTTGAAACAGAGCGCTTCTACGGTACCGAAGTGGACGTTATTGCCATTGGAGATGAGGATGGCATCAAGATTCAAGGTATTACCAGTCAGCCCTTAAAGAACGGCGAAAAGATCAAGGCTTTTCAGGATACACTCACTGCAGGCGAATGGATGCCCTACGATACCATTGCCAACTCTAACGTGCCCAACAAGAGCGCCCTGGCACTTGTCGATAAGGCGATCAAGGACAAGTGGGGCGATGGCGAAGACATGAGGTATAGTAAGACCGTTTCCGCTGCAACCGAGTGGCTCGCCAATAATCCAGACGAGGATACGACAAATGTGAATTAGTAAAAACTAAAAGATTAATAGAAATGCCCTTGAGGGTGGACGAAGTTCAACAGATCGACCACAGAAAACGAGAGCTAAAAAAGAAACTCTATACGGAGATTTACGAACGCGCCAGCACCAAGGTGAGGCAAGTCGCTGATTTGGGACTGCACGAAACTTGGGTTCAGGTGCCTTCGTTCCTTATAGGATTCCCTTCATTTGACCTGAACAAGGCCGCCCAGTACGTCGAGCGACAATTCATCAACGGCGGTTTCTTCACACAATTATATGAAAATGGTCAATTGTTTGTTTCGTGGTACCCCAAGACGTCCAAAAAGTCCAGTTCCAAGCCCAAGTCCAAGCCCAAAGAGCCGGAAAATGAGTTTGCATCCCTCGCGAACCTCAAAAAAGCCGCGGACAAATATCGCTGAATTAAATACATTTTATCAGTAACTATGGACAATAACCTTAATGTTCTTGTGGAGGCCAAGAAGGAACTATTGAACCAACTTTCGTCCACAATTTTGCCCAGCGCTCTGGACTGCATGGACTCGCTCTACGCCGAAGCCAAGGTGGAGACCCAGGGACGCAACACGCTCAAAATGTTTCAGGAGAAACTCGCCAATATCCCTAAGTGGAACAACTATCGGATCGATTCAGAGGTCGGCAAGTGTGTGGATAGGTGTGGTGGATGCCTGGATGAGATGACGGCGGCATGCTTCGTGGCCACGGTCAAGATCATTTCGTCGGTCAGGCTCTCCAAGGACTCGCGCAAGGTGTCTCTCAAGATTCCCACCAACGACGTTTTCGTGCTGGGCGTCTACACCAACGTCGCCAAGCGGATCTATGAGGATCCCTACATCTATCAGGAGGTCGGGAGCAGGAACGACCGTCGCAAGGATCTCATCAAGCGGATGGAAGGGGTGGTCGAAGAGACGGTCAAGGAGATGCTTCCGATCAATCAGATCCTGAAGACCTACCTTAACAAGAATGCCGTGGACGTCATGAACGGTGAGACGATCGAGCCCGAGCCTGAGCCCGAGCCAATGGAAGAAGAGACTGGTATGTTTCCAAGCGAGGGGGAGATTCCCGTGGGAGGTGAATATGATGAGGAATCACACGAAGAACCTGAACAGGAACCGGAACCTGAACCGGAACCTGAAATGGCATCAGAAGAACCGGACATGGAACCACCTCAGGAGACCAAGAATTTTACGTTCAACGACAAGATTATGAGGAGGGCGCCCATGACACCGATGGACGAAGAAGAAGATTTTTCTATAAATCCCAATGCGAACCGTTAAACATACTAAAATCTGCTTTATGTAATAATGATCAGCGATTCGCTTAAAAATCCTTTGATCGCGGCTTTGGTCGGTGCGGTCGTCACAATGGCCTACATCCAGTTGGTCGCCCGTATCAATCGCGAGGCGCCTCCCAGGAATGCGGACATGATCAAACCGGCGATTCTGAATGCCATTCTGGTAGGCGCGATCGTCTATCTCGGCATCTCTCAGCGCGAGGAGATTTATGAGACGCCCTTTCCAGAAGTTAGTCGCGGTATGTAATTAAAGATTTTACTCCTTTTAAATAGTACGAAATGGCCAGTGTAGATACATTTAACGAACTTCTTCTACAGTTTGTGGATGAACTGGCTCACACGTTCCCAGAGAATACCATTGTGAAGACCTACAGGAACACGGTCGGCATGCTGATCAAGAAGGATGCTGGTGTATGTCTGGAAACGTTTATGAAAAATGTGAAGCCTCACGAAGATCTGATTCGCAATCAGGATGAGAAGATCTTCGAGGAACTTTCGCGTAGCTATGGAATTTTGAAGACCCTCGACCTCGAGTCCATGTGGAATTCTGAGCTTTCGGATGGAAGTCGCTCGGCGATCTGGCAGTATGTTCAGGGTCTCTACGTGCTCGGTAACAACGTCAGCGAGGAGGAGATCCAGGCGTCCCGCCAAACCAAGATGGACTTTTCACCCGAAATGATCAATAAGATGTTTGCACCCCAGGGCGAAGATGTCGACGCCGAGTCTAACCCCTTTGCCGGTATCCTTGGAAATCTTTTGAACCCGGCGATGATGCAGGAGATGACCTCCAAGGTCGAGCAGCAGTTCGGCGACGGTCAGGGAGGTCTCGATGAAGCGAAGATCATGGGCGCCCTTGGCCCGCTCATGGGAAATCTGAGCAAGATTCTTCAGCAGCCACCCGGTGCATCCGAGTGAAAAAAATAACTAGTCAATAAATAAGAATGGAACAACCGTGGTTTAGAAATCCATCGCATCTGTTTGCCAAGAACAAGGTGCTACTCTTTTGGCCTTTGGCCAAGCAGACCCCCGTGGAGAGGCTCAATGCCGCCACGAGGTTCATCCTCTACACCATGGCGATCCTTTACGTCATCAATCGCGACATCAGGGTTATTTACCTGGGTCTCACGGTTATCATGGTCATGGCTTCCATGCTTCTGGCGGGAGGCATCAAGGAAGGCATGCGACCAGCTTCGTTCGAGGAGGAGGGGGTCAGATTCAACGCGACCACCCCAGGGCAGTCGTGCGAGCAACCGACCAAGGAAAATCCCATGGCCAATGTACTTATTTCGGACTACGTGGACAACCCGAAGCGAACGGCGGCGTGCTATTACCCGACCGTCAAGGACAAGGTGAAGAAGTTTATGAACGACGGCACTCCCACCGACCAGGCTGACGTCTATTCGAGCCGAAACCAGGCGTCCCGTGCCTTTTACAGCATGCCGTCAACGACCATCCCCAACGATCAGAGCGCATTCCTTCGCGGTGCCTATGCCCCGTTGATGAACAAGGTCTGTCGGGATAATACCGATGCTTGCTATCCCAGTGACGCGTCAATGTTTGGACAGTCCAGGATGCCCGAACTTCAGCAGCTCAGAGGAACTTTCGGTGGCACCACTAGTTAAAATCTCTGGTGATAGTAATATGGCTTATCAGCTCAACACGTCAAAGGTTCTTTTGGATGCCGAGAGTCTGCCAGTGGATTGCGCCTACGATCACGTGATCGCGCCTCCGGTAGTCAGCAACCTCAATTATGCAGGTTCGGGTCGCGCTTCGACACCCCTCTACGGGACGGCCCCTTACATGGCTGGCAAGGGGGCTCCAGGAAATCTGATTCTGGTCGAGGACATGCTCCGGCCTCAGTCTAGCACGTTCTTCAAGAAGGGCTATGCCGGTCGCCAATACGACTTCCCTTCAATGGAGATGTCTTGCTCGGTGCCTCTTCGTACTCGGTCGTGGGATCCCGCGAGCAGCCGGGCGAATGTTCAGAACGCCGTTTTTGATCGTCGTTATCCAGCCTAATTTAAATCTACCCTAGTTTTAATATGGACCCATTGAGTCTTGTGGCCTTGTTAGGGATTGCTGTGGCGGGTCGTCAAATCGCCAGCAGTGACCGCAAAGAAGGTTTTACTCCAGCACCCGTTCCGAACCGGGAGACACAGCAATTGCCGTTTTTTGGCAACAATGTGAATACTCCAACCCAGGAATTGACAGCCGTGACGGATCTGTTCACCGGGACGTTCAATCCAAATAATCCGATGGGTGGCGTCATCAACCCTAAGAAAGAGGTCGTGGCAACCCTTCAAGATACAGCACCCAATGCACAGTTCCCGTTTGGACAGCCCGTATATAATCTGTATGATCGCCAGAATGTCTCGAGTCGCATGAACAATCTGTCGTCCGCCGAGCGAAGGTTCGTCGGTCCCGGTATCGGCGTCCCGGCCAACGTTCCCGCCTACGGTGGCTATCAGCAGCAGTTCCGCGTGATGCCCAATAATGTCGGTGCCTATCGCCTGACCACTCTTCCGGGCAGGTCGGGTCCCGCCAAGGATTTTGTTGACCGTGGGGCAGAGCGTATAACGGTGACTCAGAACCGCCCCGAGAAGACATACCAACTTTTGGGCGCCGAGGGAAAGCGTCCTCTGGAACAGGGTCGCGCGCAGGGTCAGGGTGGAATGCTCACCGGACAGCGCGAACGCGAACAGTATGTGAAGACGCAGCGACCCACCATCCGCTCGGAAACCACGACCCGCATGGACGGTCTTGAGTTTGGTGCACCTAAACGCATAGTATCCTCTGCAACAAATCAGGACACTCCTACGCGCAACAAGGCAAACTTTGTGGCGCGAACCAACGACGTGGCTGCTCCCGGAATCCACTCGTTCGAAGGTGCCTACCAGAACACCCAAAATACTATCCTTCTGCGTCCCGCCGAACGCGGCAACAAGGGCTACACGCCTCCGGGTGGCCGCATGAACGTTCGCGGCTCGGCCACACAAGTTCAGGGCAAAATCACCAAGACCCGCGACAGTCTTTCCACGGTCGTAGAGGGAGGCGCCGGAAACCAGTCCATCGCCCAAAATTACGATATCACTTGGAAGCAGAATAACAATGCCTACAAGGGAAATGCAGATTTCAGGACAAACAACTTGGGCCTTGCTGTCAAACAATTGGACAACAATCCATTCGCTATGTCGCTGGCACAACGTTAAACATCATAAATCCTACACTCTAGAGCATGAGGTTCTTCCTTACAGAATAACTCCATGGCATCCAGTTTGTTCTCTTGTTCACGAACCTTTTGATCGTGAAGACGAGAATAGAGCTCCTCGTGCTCCATCCAGTCGTGGACATGCTCGTGAGGATTTTCAATCATCTTCTTGGTGGGTCTCTTCAGTTCGGTGCGCTTATTGAACATGTACGCAGGCACGTTCCTGAACAAGCAACTGTAGTAGAGCATATTTAAAAATAAAAATCATTATATTTTTAAGTATGAGACACGAGACGATCGCCATGGAAGTTTCACCCCTGGAATTTGAGGGCATCAGGACTATTGACTTCGACGCCCAGGTGGATGACCATGAAAAAATGGTGACTGTCACGATGTCCAGATACTTCATTGGGGATCTACATGATGAATGTGTCAAGAAGGCAAAGAAGATATACAAAGGATACAGGGTTAAAACTAACATGGCATTGTAGACTAAACTATGGAGACAACTACCATTGAAGTGCCAGTGAACCCCTTCCACTACGATGGATTGCGAAGTATTGGAATACCCATCAAGGTGGATCACAAAGAACAAATGATCTACGTTGATTTCATGTCAAATCAAGGAACCAAAATCATGGAAAATTTCCTTTCAGAGGTCGGTCACACGTTTCCTGGCTATGAGATCAGGGTAGCCAGGCTTGACCAGTGAGAACCGCCTTCGCGTACTTTGTGGCGATCATCGAGTGGATCATCGGCCAGTCCATGACGTTGCTGGCGTTAATAGTTAACCCAAATGGATTAGAGTTTACGTAACGGACAAACTCCTTGCCGTTCTTTTGAGATTCGGGTGAAGTGTAATGCTCCATCTTCTCAAAAGAGCCCTTCAGCCAGTGAACATGCTTTTCATTCTGAGGGTCGAACCTGTCCATCGTTATTAGTTGAATATGTTTTTATGTCTTTAATTAATAGTAATGAGTTCCATAGACAACTCTTCTGATTTTGATGGAGGGATTGTTGCTTCAGGGAAGAGAGGTGTCATTCAGTTGAGTGACGGGAACTTTAACCTAACTTCAAATAAAGATCTAAAATCAGATCCAGTGACAGGAACTGTCACAACAACGGGACTAACAACCACTGGTACGGTTTTTGCTGCTACTGTATCAACATCGAATCTCGTGGCAGACACGATTACCAATCTCACCGTTGTAGGCGATGCAACCATAACAGGGAATGCCATAGTGGATGGAACTATTTCTTCGGCGGGACTTACATCTTCTGAAAATATTACAATTACAGGAGCTGGAAATTATCTCTCCTCGTCCGGTGTTACAGCATCCAATATCAATGCCACATCAAATCTGTATGTCAGCGGTCCTGCTGACGTCACTGGCACTCTTTCTGCTTTGAGTATGACGACACCTCGTCTGAGCGTTTCAGATCATGTATTGATCACTGGAAATTTGTCAGTAACAGGAGGTTTTGTCACAATTACGTCAACTAGTACAGAGTCATTTGCACTGAATGTTCAAAATGCAGGCACCGGTCCCGCTATTGTAGCAAATCAAACAGGACTTCAGCCCGTAGTGGATTTTCAAGATGAAGGTAATAGTGTGTTTTTCATTTCTGGTGGAGAAGGTGTCCATCCAGCTGCATATGTAGGTATTGGAACAACTACACCAACTAAAAAATTGGACGTTGTCGGAGAAATTAGAGGTACTAACTTGACCGCGACGGGGATCTTGGATTCTTCTAACGTCAACACATCGAATCTTTATGTATCAGGACCTGCAGACATTACAGGTACATTAAGCTCGTCCAACGTTAACACATCAAATCTTTATCTATCAGGACCCGCTAATATTACAGGAACGCTAAGTGCGTCCAATATCCAGACCTCTAACCTCACGATCACCAATCTCAACACCGTCACCAACGACGCCTTCATAGGAGGAACTCTAAGTGCGTCCAATATCCAGACCTCGAATCTCACTGTAACCAACCTCAACACCGTCACCAACGACGCCTTCATTGGGGGAACCCTAAGTGCATCCAACATTCAGTCCTCTAACCTCACGATCACCAACCTCAACACCGTCACCAACGACGCCTTCATCGGAGGAACCCTAAGTGCGTCCAACATTCAGACCTCTAACCTCACGATCACCAATCTCAACACCGTCACCAACGACGCCTTCATAGGAGGAACCCTAAGTGCGTCCAATATCCAGACCTCTAACCTCACGGTCACCAATTCTCATGAAGTTCTCGGCACTCTAAGTGCGTCCAATATCCAGACCTCGAATCTCACTGTAACCAACCTCAACACCGTCACCAACGACGCCTTCATTGGGGGAACACTAAGTGCGTCCAATATCCAGTCCTCGAACCTCACGATCACCAACCTCAACACGGTCACCAACGACGCCTTCATAGGAGGAACCCTAAGTGCGTCCAATATCCAGACCTCTAACCTCACGGTCACCAATTCTCATGAAGTTCTTGGCACTCTAAGTGCATCCAACATTCAGACCTCGAACCTCACTGTAACCAACCTCAACACCGTCACCAACGACGCCTTCATCGGAGGAACCCTAAGTGCGTCCAACATTCAGACCTCTAACCTCACGATCACCAATCTCAACACCGTCACCAACGACGCCTTCATTGGGGGAACACTAAGTGCGTCCAACATCCAGACCTCTAACCTCACGGTCACCAATTCTCATGAAGTTCTCGGCACTCTAAGTGCATCCAATATCCAGACCTCGAACCTTACGGTAACCAACCTCAACACGGTCACCAACGACGCCTTCATCGGAGGAACTCTAAGTGCATCCAACATTCAGTCCTCTAACCTCACGATCACCAACCTCAACACGGTCACCAACGACGCCTTCATAGGAGGAACCTTAAGTGCGTCCAATATCCAGACCTCTAACCTCACGGTCACCAATTCTCATGAAGTTCTCGGCACTCTAAGTGCGTCCAATATCCAGACCTCGAATCTCACGGTCACCAACCTCAACACCGTCACCAACGACGCCTTCATTGGGGGAACCCTAAGTGCATCCAACATTCAGTCCTCTAACCTCACGATCACCAACCTCAACACGGTCACCAACGACGCCTTCATAGGAGGAACCTTAAGTGCGTCCAAAATTGATTCTTCAGGAACAATAACCGCAAGTGATAGTTTCATACACGATATTGGTTCAACCAATCCAAGTGATTTTTTGGCCCTTACAACTCCAGGTTTTACTACAGCAAAATATGTTTATACAAAAGCTATCGTTAATGAGGCTCAGGTGGGACTAAGCCCTGCTGCAATTGTATTTGGAAACAACAATGTATATGGAAGTAATCAAATTTCACTTGTGACTAAAGGTAATACAATGTTATATGTAGACGACAGCAATGTAACCGTACCAAATTCCAACGTGTCTAATTTGGCGTCTATACAACTTATATCTTCTGAGATTCCAAATGATGATTGTTTGCAAGTTTACAATACAAACGGAGCATTGAGAGCAAACATCCAATATAACGGCGACGCAACCTTCAGAACCATTACAGTTTCCAACATTCAAGGTGGGTCACCATTGACAATTGGTGCATCAGATGGAGTGACTATTACATCAGACGTAGTCGTCAATAACGGGGGGTCTTTTACAGTAGGAACATTGGTTTATGAAACACTCACGTCCACACCAGGTCAAATGGCTAATCTCGAAGCTAACATCATTACGTCTTCAAATATAAATGCTACTGCAAATCTTTATGTAAATGGTCTAGCTACAATTGATGGAACACTCACCGCATCTTTGTTGTTAGGAGATGGAGGTTTGCTTAGCAACACCGCGGCCCAACCAAATCTTCAAGGCGTGACAGATCAAGGCGCAGTCACAACTGCCACAATTGATGTAGGTGGACTGACGACATCTGGAACCATCACGACCTCTAACATCACGCACGATTCGGAACTCACCATTACATCAAACTTGCTCATGGGATCGGACAAGACCCTGACGACCTCTAACATCAC